ATCTGGCTTTAAAGCTTGGGTGGTAGTTGTAATAGTTTGTGAGTCGACCAGCTGGACTTCTCTTATTCATATATTCAGAATCGTGAATTTTTTGTACTGTTTCTGAGTCTACAGCACCAAGTCTACGTGACCAGAAATTACCAAAGAGTTCAATACGTTTTATATATGAAAGAATCGTTTCTGAATCATCTAGGAAATCAGCCACAGCAAATCTATCACCTGCAACTCGAGCAATATCATTATTGATTCCAAGTGAGTAACCACGAGAATCTGAATCTGTGAGGTTACCTACACCATCTGAATCGCGCGCGGTCCATTGAAAATCAAAGGCGTTAAAGAAATTTGCACCCAAAAGAAGTAGTTGAGAAGAGAAATTTCTACGATTATGAAGTCCTAATGATAAATTCAGTCTATTCAGAAGTTCGTTCTTACCGTATCTTCTGTTATTACCACCACCAAATTCAGAATCAAACTGAAGTGCATCAACAACTACTTGACCAAGTTTTCTTCTTATATACCATCTTTGACCCCTTAAAAAACCATCCGGATCAGAGTCCGCAGTGAAAGGTGGAGTTAAATCAAATTCAAGCGGTGCTGTTTGGTTGAATGAAAATTCTGGATTTACATTTGTGTTTGTTCGTAAGAAACTTGTCATCAACTGAAGAAGATCTGTCAGTCCAGCCGGATCATCTTCATATGCAGTTGTAATTTTCTTGGAAAGCTTTGGAAATTGATCGCTATCAGCTGACAGATATTGCAATTCTCTTTCAATTCTATTCTTTTCAGTTCTATCGTTTTTAAGATAATCTACGAAATGAGCTTTGAGAAGAGTTGTAAAACTATGATAGATCAGTTTATTTTCTGAATCTGCTGTCAAGATAATTTGTGGAGCACCTGGATATGTATTTCCACCACCATCCGTAAATGAATTATCATTACCATCAAGGCGCGCTCTGAGCGGCGCCCAACCAGTGCCATCATCTACACCAGCATAGAGATTATTATTTCTGTCCCAATTGCTTGGAATACCATATTGGTCACTATCAAACTGTCTAAGTGTATCCTCACTGTCAAAGTTGTCAGCAAGATATTCAATATACTTTTTCAGGTCCGCATTTAATCTTTTTGTATCTCTTGGAGTAATATTACGTGAATCGTATAAGCGTTCAATACGAGCATTTTTAGTTCGTAATGAAGTTAAGTCAAGCGTGGAAGATCGTAATATTTCTGAATCGTTAATTGCCATTATGCACCAGTTTTTTGTAGTCTATTTATTTAATCCTTAAAAAGCTAGCCTTTTGAAGTATAAATTACATATGAAACTATTAGATACCATCATGGCAGTACTTGTTTCTCTTTCCGGTATATCCGATTTAGAAACAATAGAAAATATTGATCCACAAAAATTTTGTATGGCTCAAAACATTTATTTTGAATCACGTAATGAATCTACTGCCGGTAAAGTTGCAGTAATGAACGTTACTATGAACCGTGTTAACTCAGAAGATTTTCCAAATACTATTTGTGAGGTTGTATATGAAGGACCGCATTATCAAAGCGTTGTAAATCCTGAATTGTGGTATCCATATAAAAACAGATGCCAATTTTCTTGGTATTGTGATGGTGTTAAAGATAAAATTGCAAATGAAAAGAAGTTTTGGGAAATATTTCAACTAGTAGATAAATTAAAAAACAATGATGAGCTCATAGATTTAACAGATGGTGCTTTATTTTATCATGCAGATTATGTGACACCTTATTGGGCAGATAAAATGCGTAAAAAGGTTGTAATTGATAGACATATCTTCTATCACCCATAAAACTCATATCTCCATAATAAATAACTTATGGCGGTGCAACCTAATTTTCAAAGAAAAAACGTTTACAAAGACTTTGATTTAAGTCTGACGCGTAATCCGTTGACTAATGACATTGGTACAAAAACCGATGCTGCTGCTATAAATCAATCTGTTAAGAATATCATTCTCACAAATTTTTATGAAAGACCATTTCAACCAAATTTTGGTTCGAATATTTCTGGATTATTGTTTGAACCTGCTGATGCAATTACCATTGCAGATATGCGCCAAGTTATTTACACGTGTCTCGCTAATTATGAACCCCGAGTTCAAGTGAAAGCCGTTGTAATTAGGGATTTAATTGAACAAAATTCTTATCACATTGAAATTCAGTATGATTTAAAAGATGTAGAAAAAGAAGATTCAACATCCCTAGTTTTAGAGAGATTAAGGTAATAAAAAATGGCATCTGATACAAGACCTGTAATAGCCAACTTAGATTTTAATGATATCAAAAAAGATATCATAAGACATTTTCAAAGTCGTTCTGAATTTCAAGACTATAACTTTGAAGGTTCATCATTAAATCTACTCGTAGATATTCTTGCTTATAATACACACTATAATGCATTGTCTGCAAACTTTCTAGTAAATGAAATGTTTTTAGATAGTGCTTTATTAAGAAAGAATGTGGTTTCAATTGCACAGGCATTGAATTATACACCGCGAAGTGCAAGAGCTTCAAAAGCAAAGTTAACTTTATCTATTCCAAAATTGTCTGGCAGTAACTTCTATACATTACCAGCAGGTTCTTTATTTTCTTCTGCATCAGGAAATTTATCATTTAATTTCTACACAATCGAAGATTATACAATTCAATATGATAATATCGATCCAGTTGGAACTACTAAAACATTAGAAATTGATGTTTATGAAGGTACTGAAGTAACGCAAAGATTTATTGTTTCACAGGCCGCCAATGATTTTCAAAGATATGAATTACTAAATCAAAATATCGATACATCTACACTCGTTGTTACTGTTAACGGTTTGAAATATCAATTAGTGAGCGAAGAAACGCAAGGAATTAATGATGTTACCAAAGATAGCGGTGTATATTTTGTCGATGAATCTCGTGAACTCACATATTACTTAAAGTTTGGTAACGGTGTAATTGGTAAAAAGCCTAGTGCAGGTGATGAAATCCTTGCAACTTATCTTGTAACAAGTGGACCAGAAGCGAATGGTGTCCAAACATTCACACCAAATATTACAGGCAGAGGTGATATCACTATTTCTGCTACGGTGACATCAAATGGTGGTGCCAATATTGAAACCATTAATGAAATTAAAGACAATGCACCAAATTATTTTCAAACACAATATAGAGCCGTAACAGCAAAAGATTACGAAGCTATTCTCAAAAGAAACTTTGCGGATATCCAGGCTGTGCATGCATATGGCGGTGAAGAAGTTGGAAAACCTGGTAAAGTCTTTTTCTCAATTAAACCTAAAAACAGAGATAAGCTTACACCACAAGAAAAACTTGCTATCTCACGTGATATTTTAACTAAATTCAATTTGGTTACTATTACACCAGAGATTACTGATCCGGATATTATTAAGGTGATTGTAAAAACTATCATTCAATACGATCCAGCAAAGCTCACAACAACTCCTGAAGTTTTAGTCGCAAGAGCAATTGCTCTTTTCAATACATTGAACACTACATATGTTGGCGATTTCTTAGAGAGTTTTAGAGTTTCTAAAATTTCTCAGGAAATTATTAATCTCGATCAAGCAATTGTTTCTGCCAACACCAGAACAAATCTAAGAATAGATGTAAATGCTCTTAATCAAGTATTAGATAAACCATCGTTCACATTTGGTAATAGATTACATGAAGTTATTTATGCTGGTGAAGCATCTTTTGGAGCAGTTTGTGAATCTACTGAATTTCAAAGAGTAGGTAGACAAACATTTTCTAAATTTAGAGATGATGGTAGAGGAAACATGCAACTTGTAGATGTGATACAAGGCGAAGTAACTATTGTAAATCCAGAAGCAGGAACAATTGACTACGCAACCGGTGATGTTGCAATTAGTGATTTTGACCCAGCAGACGGTGATATTGGTTTCATCGCTTACCCTGAATCTTTTGATATTAATGCTAGCGGAAATTCAATTTTACAGATATCAGTAGGTGATTCAAGTGCACGTGCAATTGATAAAAATGATCTGATATCTTTGAACTCATTTAATGTCAGTAGAGGAAAATAATGGGTAAAAATATTGTCCCAGTGGTCAAATCACAAATTCCAGAATTTGTGAAAGCAGATCACCCTCAATTTCAATATTTTATTGAGGCTTATTACGAATATTTAGAAAAAACGTCTGATAGTGAATCTACTGGCGTCAAGGATTTGTTTCGTGATAATCCAAATGCTGGTGCTCTCATTGCTAATGCACAGGAAAATAGAAACCTTTATGATTCAATACAAACATTCTTAGATTATTTTGCCAAAGAACTAATTCCAGTTAATATTTCTGGTAATGCTGTAACAGATGCATTTCTTTTAAACAAAGTAAGAGATTTATATCTATCTAAAGGTACACCAAAATCTTTTCAACTTTTGTTCAGGCTTTTATATGGTGAAGAGATTGAAGTTCTCGAACCAAGAACAAGAATTATTGAGGCGTCAGAAGGTCTTTATGTACAATTTTCTCAAATGAAAGCTGCGGTTGTCGCGAATGAAGATGATTTAGTAGACTTTAATTTTGAGCTTGCCACAATTTCTCTGGATACAAGTTTAGATTCAGATATATCAGATAGTGAAAACACAGAAATTCTCACAGTTATTGATGCCACATATGATGGTGTTGGTAACGAAAATCAAATAATTCTAAATCTTATACTCACAGCCGTTCCAGGATTAGATACAAAGTTAAGCTTTGGTGATGAATACAATTTAAGAGATGCTCTTGATTTACAAAAAGAAGTAAGAATCAAAGTCATCAGCCACGTTAATAGTGTTGCTATAGATTCTGAAGGCTCCGGCCATAGAATTGGTGATACATTCACCATCAGGGATAATTATTCAAAAGTAAAAGTAAGTGTTGACCAAATTGGATCTGGTCCAATTCAAAAAGTTCAGGTGAGAGAACGCGGATTAAATTATGCTGTTGGTGACACCATTGAATTTATTAATGTAAATTCTCAAGATGGTACTGGTGCAATTGCATCAGTTACTGCAGTAGATGCAGATGGTTCAATTACAGAAATTGATGGAACAAGATTAAGAACTGGTAAAAATCATGAAGGATATTTATCAGATGACTTCCAGCCAGTTGCAATACCCATAATTCAAGGTGGTGTATATACAAGCATTCCTAAACCATTCATTAGAACAGTTAATGGTGAAGGCGCAGAAATTGATGGTTGGTCGTCTAATGTCGGACGAATCACGAGTATCTCAGTTCGTGATACTGGATTTTTTGATTCTGATAGAAATGGTGCAGTTGTAGTAGATGAACCTTTCACTATTGGAATTTCCAATGTAGAAGAAGATATTCCACTTGGTTCACACGTTGAATTTCAATATTTTGATGCTGAAGAAGAAAACAGATCTTTTAAAGATGATAGCGAAGTATTAGTTGTAAACTTCTTTAGAGGTTATAATGCTGATGAGTTAAGAGAAAATGAAACTCAGTATACTAAAATTTCAGAAAATGGACCATGGGCATTTTCAGATTCTATAACAAATGATAGTGAAAAACTATTAGAGGCAGACAGCGATGGTTTTCAATGGACAACATTTTACGCAGGTGGTGATTCTCGTGGTATAGCATATTTTAAATTCCCAATATCTTATGATTCAGAAAATTTTGTTTTCAATTTTAGAACAGTTGTAATTACGGATAGTGATAAAGATTCAGATATTATTGATAAGTGGATTTTAGATTCAGAATTTAATTTACGCAATGTGACATATACTTATGCAACAGGCGATAGTGAAGGCCACAAAGTTCGTAAATTTCCAGTGTATATTGAAGATTCAGAATTTTATAGATTAGATGACTATCATTGGAATAAGGTTAAGAATAATAATCGATTGAAAGCAAGCTCGAGTGTTATAACTCGTGATGGTACTGGAAGTATTATTTCTGTTCAGCAATATAAAATTGCAGAGTTAGTATATACTACAGAAAAAACACTCAGTATTATTGAAGCAGATTCTGAAGGATTATACAGAAGTGTTGGACAATGGACTGGTACAAACCGTGGCGGTATTGTTATATCAAAATCTTCTGATAACCGAAATTTAACGATTATCCCACGAGCTGGTGTTGTTTCTAGTCTTGATTCTGAAATGCAATTTCCAACAATAGAATCGATTGATGCATTTGCTTCCCGTGATTATGGTCTCTTAAGACTAGCAAGAATTAATCCTCAAACTGGTACGATCTTGACACCAGAAACTTTTCCAATTTCTAATGTAATTACTAGCTATGCCAAACCATCTGTAAAAGTCAATATGACGGTAGCAGCCTTGACAGAAAAACAATTTGTGGATGAATCTGGTTTCTTGAGTTCAGTTTCTGGTGGTGTTTTAAGAGATAACTTTACTATTTCAGAGTACGCATATATTCTACAAACAAATACTCCAATGGATACATGGCGTGGCAAAGTAAAAGAAATTTTACATCCAGCAGGTTTATACTTATTTGGTGAATTGAACGTTAACTCCACTTATGATGTTCAAACATCAACTACTTACCAACCAATATCAGCTATTGAATATGAAAAAGGAAGAATGACTTTTTCTGATGAAGATGATTATTATGATGATGCTGAAAGAAATGGTATCGCTGTATTCTCTGACACTTCTGTATTTGAATCAAACCCATATAATATAGTATCTTACACTAATAATGCTTCTGGAGTTTATCTCACCGCAGATTACACTCAGCAAGTTGCAAAAGATTCTACACGCTCACAAAGAGGAAATTCATATTTTGATTATGAGCCTGTTGGTTTAGTACACAACACTTGGGTTGGTTTCGATAGTGAAAAGGATTATATTGAAAAAGCAAATCTTGTTGCCGCTGGTGATACCACTGCTACAAGAACATATGGTCATTTGTTTAGAACAATTAACGGCGTAACTGAACCGAGCACAAGAGTAATACCATTCTATCAGTATACTAATGCACAAACAACACAGCAATTTGATAGTGATATTCCAGAACATAGAAAAATTAAAGTAACTAAATCATCTTCAACTGCAAAAATTACTACTGAAAATGCCGGTTACATATCTCAAAGTGTAAGACTTTCAGATTCAGATCATTTCAGAGTTTTAATTCCTGACTGGAATGGTGTTGATAGTGAATTTACTCTTGAGCTATTCATACGCCCAGATAGTGATACTACAACAGAAAGTTGGATTCTTGGAATTACAGATAGTGATGAGTCATCATATGATTATACATTAAAGCTTTCTGATTTCGATAGTGATATATCAAATGGAAATTGGCATCACATTGCTTATGTTAGAAGATCTGATGGTACCGATTATTATCTTATTGATGGTGAAGTGTACACTGGTGGAACTGGGTTTAGCGGGTCAAGTACACAAAATAGTATTACATTTGGACATGGATTCAAAGGTTTAATTGCAGGTGTTCATATATCAAATGTAGTTCGATATGATTCAGATTCAAAAATCGATTATACTAGACCAAAACCAGACACATCATCTATTGCTGTTTTGAATTTCGATTATTATGTTGGAAATATCGATAGTGAAACCATTGTTCATCAACCACTTAAACGCGGTATTAAAAATGCTAGTCTATACTATAAACCAAACTACGGTGTGATTAGTAGAATAGATGGTAATTCGCAAGAAATTGGAATTGCACAAGTATTCTTTGATGACTTCTTGCAATATAGAGCTTATGATTCAGAAATTCCAAGTGATATTTTTGCAAGATTTGATGCAGAAGATACCGGTATGAAGTCAATTGATTATACACGATTCTATGATAGCAGAGGTGATAGTGATTTAATCTTTAAATTTCCAGCTATTCGTAGAATGGATGTGTTGATTGATAAACAAAAAGATTTAAATTCAGCTATGAAATTGAATGGAAGTCTTACATATGTGGTTGGAAACATTACATACACAGACTTTGAAGCATATGAAATGAAATATAATAATTTCACTGCAAATCGCGATTCAGATATTACTAATGGTTATGTGATTCCAGGTAGACTTTCTGATAGACTTAATATTTCTACCATAAAGGATACTACAGACTCTGATTCAGATCTGAATATTGGAGATTCAAAATATCGTTTACGAACAAAATTAGATATAATACTTGATAGAGCATATGAAAAATCACCAAGAACAGCTGCAGCGTATGGTAAGTATGGTGATTCTGATAGAGAATCTACTATCGTTGTAAGACAACATTACTTGAATGAGATAAATAATACAATTCAATATATTGATAGAGATTCGGAAGTTATTGACTTCCTAGACCTAAAGAGAAAATACTAATGTCCGTAGGAAAGTTAACAAATAACATTAAAAATTTATTGGCGGAATCTGCGCGTAATGATATTAGAAACACTGAAAAAGACGACACATATTATATTTACATTGCATACACTGATAGTGAAGATTATCCTTTCGCAGATAGTGATTTATCCGAAAGTACATTAGATTCAGATCTCACCGTCTTATATAAAAATATTGTGACTATGCATAGGGTTTTACCTGGTGGTGTTTCACGAGTCATTGATAGAAAGAACTGGGTAAGAAACGCACAATACGTTGGTTGGTATAATGGTATTAGTAATGATAGTGACTATTATGTTCTTACTACAGAAATCATTCAAGGCGTAGCAAGACAAAATGTCTATAAATGCCTTTTCTCACCGACTAGAACTATCTCAACTGTAGCGCCTACAGGTACAGGTTCACAACCATTTAGAACTGCAGACGAATATATTTGGCAGTTCATGTACACTGTTACAAACTCAGAAGCTTTGCTCTTTCAAAACTCTCTATATATGCCTGTACCAGAAAAAGTTACAAAAACAGAAGCTGAAACGCTATCAACTTCTGTTCCAAGATATTCTCAGTATCAAGTTCAAAATAATGCTGTCGAAGGTGGTGTTTACAACATTCGTGTAAATCCACGTGCAGGTGATTCAGATGTGATTAATAAATCCACAAAAACAACTATTAAAATTCGTGGATTAGACGGTACCGGTTCTACACCTTCTAAATATTTTCAAGCAACAGCAACACGAAATAACGATAGTGATAGATTATGGAAATTTGTAGTCACACAATTTGGTGAAGGTTATGATGCTATTCCATTTGCAGTAGATTCTGAAGATAACACAAAACTAGATATTTTCAAATTAGATATTTCTCCTGGTCTTGGCCATGGTACAGATGCCGGCAATGAATTGAATGCAGCAAATCTTATGCTTACTTCACGTTCAGTTCCAGCGGATGATACTGGATTTGCTAAATTAGCAACTAATGATTTTTCAGTCTTGGGTGTACTCAAAAATCCAATTGATGCGAACACAGATTTAATTGCAACGAAAGATTATTATACAGTAGCTGAAAAAATTCTTACTGATATACCAGCCCTTTTCCAAGAAGATGAAGTATTTTACAAATCTGGAGATTCAGATTTTGCAGGTAAAGTTATTGCCTCAGTTGGTAGAGAATTATTCTATATTAACGTAGGTAAATTAGAAAATGTATTTGCTGATAGTGATTCAATTGTTTCATCAACACACAGCAACGGGATTACAAAGAAGTATGGTAGAGAAATAAAGCTTAACAGCGGAACCTTTATCACAGTCGACTATCTCACTGAATCTATTAAAAGAAGTGCTGATCAGATCGAATCCCTTAATATTATTTTAAAATTATAATAAATAGTAAAAGTGAAAAATAAAAATGGCCATTAATTTAAACGTATCACCATACTTCGATGATTATTCGGAAACAAAAGATTACCTTAGGGTTCTCTTTCGTCCAGGTTTTGCAGTACAAGCTAGAGAATTAACTCAGCTACAAACTATATTGCAAAATCAGATCACTACATTTGCAGATGCAAATTATTCAGATGGTCAAAGAATCAAAGAAGCCGAAGTTCAATTAAAGACGGATGTCTTTACTCTTAACTTACTTTCAGGTACGGGAGATGCAGATTTCCCACTCATCAATGCTCAAGTCGGAGCAATTGAAGGAAACATTGGAAACTTTAAAGGTAAAATTATTTCTAATGCTGCAAATACTGTAAGAGCAAAAGTTTTGTCAGAAGATATTGTTGGTCAAACAAGTCTCAACACAACTGGTAGATTGTACTTTACATATCTTACGGCAAATACTTTTACTGATTCTGATGTAGGATACTTATATGCTCAGGCAAGTGATGACCCAGATGGTGACGTCACATATGTAAACATCTTCAGCAATGTAACACCAGCAACTATTGCTTTGGTTCAAACCGGTACTTACTATATTGATGGATTTTTCTCAAGAATTCAAGCACAGAATGTTATTGTATCAAACACTACACAAAAACCTACTGGACAAATTGGTTTTACCGTTACTTCAAAAACAGTAAATGCAAATGATGATCCAACACTCTTTGACAATGCTAGAGGTTCTACCAATGAAGGTGCGCCAGGCGCGGATAGATTACAGAATGACTTATCAGTAGTCTTCAAATCTTCATTGGAACAAGGTTCAGATCCTAATTTCTACAAACTTGTTACTGTAATTGATGGTGTTATTCAGGGAAAATCATTTCCTAATTCAAGATTCCAAACTTCTGCAGAATCACAATTTGGCCCAATCTTTGCACAGGTTTCAGATCAGCTTGCAAGAAGAACACGTGAAGAATCAGGTAGTTATACAGTAAAACCATTTACACCAAGAATCTTGGATTCATTAGATGATTCTGAAAAATTTGATTTATCTTTTTCACCTGGTTTAGCATATGTTAATGGTTATAGAGTTGAGACTCTATCAGATACTCACGTACCAATTTCACGTCAATTGGAAACAACGAGAATTAGTAACTACAAAGTAAGTTCAACAGGTACACCATATGTACAAGTTTCGAACGTTAACTCCGGCACACTTCCTGGTATGGCTGACTCAGATGCCAACGGTCCTGGAGTATATGCAAATAGATTAGTACTACTAGATTCTGATAGACATGCAATTGGTTATGCAAGACCATATGCATTCCAAGAAACCGGTTCTAACGCTGGCAATCTTTATTTGCATGATATTAAGATGTTCAAGCATATCAAAATCAAGTATACAGATAATAGTACTGATTATGGTGTTGGTGCTCCATCTTATATTGAAGGTCAAGAAATTAAAACTACTAGAGCAAAAGGTTATATTGTAAATCTTGGCTCAGGCACTTTGAGAGGACCAGGAAATACAACACCTGCTGACTCTGATTGGTCTACCAAAACAGTGCCTGGAACAGGTTCAGGTATCGTCGATCAATTGAAAAAGAAAAAAGGTGTTCTTGTAGTTAACTCAACAGGAAATTTTGGCCGCGGCGGTATCATTACAAATGATTTGAATATTGCATCACCTGGTTCTAGAACTGCAACTGTTGATTCTGAATATCAATTTAATTTTGAGCAAGTATATTATATTGAAGGTATGACAGCTCCTAATAATCAATCACCCGTTGTACCATTCCAAGCAAGAGTCGCTGATTATCCTACAACTCTCAAAAATGTAGGTTCACCTCTTGTATATGATACTGGTCAAGAAGTCAAGGGAATGCGTGAAGATATTCAACCATTCGATAATGATTTTGCATTACTTTACAGAAATCCACCTACCGTAACTTCTGCGACTGGAGGATTATCAATTGCTCCAGCACAAAATGATGATGTATGGAGTAAAGATTTTGGTAGAAATGGTGCTTATAAACAAGCACTTGTCGATGATGCTACAGAGATTACAAAAAATCTAAAATTTGCATGTTTAAAAATCAGAAACGTTACAGATTCGTTTGATAGATCCGCAAATCCAATCAACTTCTCATGGACAGCGAAAGACAGACAAATAAATCTGTATTATCCAGATGCATATAAGGTTTATGGTATATTTAAAGGTACTACTAACAACACCTGGGGTACAAGCACCTCAGTTCCTAATGCAGCATTTACGAGAATTGATTTAACAATTTCTGGTGGTGGTACAATTGTGCAAGGTGCTATTCTTACTGGCAAAACAAGTGGTGCAAAAGCAATTGTTGCACTCAGTAATTCTCTGACAGAAGGTGAAACTTTACTGTCTACTGTTTCAGGATATCATGTAACAAAAAGCGGTTCTGGTTCAGCAACGCAAGTAGAAGTTATATTCCAAAAAGGTACCTCATTTACTGCCAATGAAGTTCTATCAGTAAAAGTTCCATCCGGAGAAGATGCATTTACTGCTCAAGTTATTTACGGCGGAGTTGACACAAAAGTTCCTGGACAGAATGTTACTGGAAATTATTTACTAGATAATGGTCAAAGAACTGACTACTATGGTGTGTCTTCAATCATTAGAAGAGATGATGTTGCAAAACCAGATGCTGGTGATATTTTAGTATTCTTCTCATATTTTGATGCAGATCCATTTGATTCTTATTTCTATAATGCAGATTCATATGCTGGTGCTGGTTTCTTTGATGTCGATCCAAGATATTTTAGTGAAGCACAACCAATTATTGGTTACGAACCTCTCAATGGTATTAACTTAAGAAATGCAGTAGATTTTAGATTTAAACAAAATATTGGTAGCGGTGATGTTACTAAAAACCCGTTGTCTTTCTCTGGTAGAAATTTCTTTAACACTGGATATAGAGTATTACCTCAATCTAATTTCACAAGTGATATTGAATTCTTCAATGGTCAAAAGATTACTGTAGTGTGTACAGAAATTGGTGAATTTAAAACTATTGCAGGTTCATCATCTTTGTATCCAAAAGATCCTATTGTATTCGAAGACGGCATGCCAATTGCTGAAATCACCGTACCGCCTGCAGTAAGATATGCAGAAAAACAAGTTGAAGTAAAAAGAAATACGAATAGAAGATATTCTATGACCGATATTGCAAACCTTGACAATAGGTTGAAAAATGTAGAAAACGGTTTGGCTCTCTCTATTCTTGAATCACAAGCTCTACTTGATGATGTTGACGAAAGAGTAAAATCAGGTTTCATCGTAGATGATTTTAAATCTCCATTTGGACCAGCAGATATTGATAGTGTAAATTATAAAGCTGTGAATGATACTGCTGCAGGAACTATGAGACCAGCAGTTGTCGAATCATTCTTCGAAACTCAACGCTCTACTGATGGTACAAACATTGACTCATATTATCTTACACAAGGTCCAGGATATATTATCAAATCCTATACTCAAGAAAAAATGCTTGAGCAACTCTTTGCATCATCCACAGTAAGAATTAATCCTTATGCAACATGGGTGTTTAATGGTAATATTTCACTCGATCCGGATCAGGATTTTTGGAAAGACGAATCAGCCAACGTAGTAGTTGGATATCAGCTCGATAGAACATCATTTGGTGGTGGTATCGAAAGTGTAAGTTCTCAAGTATTTGATAACATTCGCTCTGTAACAAGACCTATTCCAGGTTCAAGATTCAATAGTGTTTCAACTAACTGGTCTGGTCAAAGAATTACTTCAACAACCACATCAGGGTTCTTAAGTGGCCGCGCTCAACAAGAAGCTAGAAGAGCAGGTGCCACTGGTAGAGGTTGGAGATTAAGAACAACAAATACTGTACAGGCTGGAACTACAACAACCAGAACCTTTGAAAGTTTTGAACGTGAATTTACATCATCTACAGAATTTAGATCTCGTGAAGTAAGAGAATTAGATAATGCTTTCATGAGATCTACTAGTGTTAAATTTCTTGTAGATGGTATGAGAGCAGATGTCGCATTGAAGGTATTGTTTGACGGTGTAGATGTTACTAAATATTGTCAGCAAACTGAATATTCACAATCAAACACTGATGAATCTACTTGGGTTTATGGTGAAGCTGGTTCTATTGTAACTAATTCTTCTGGACAATTGCGCGGAAGATTTACTATTCCGGCAAATACATTTAAAACAGGTGCAAGAAGATTACATCTTACCGATGCAGATGGCGCAAATACAACAAATGCCATTGCAACCTTCACTTCTCGTGGATACTTCGAAGTTGGTGATCTGATTGCCCTTAGATCTCAAGAACCTGCTGGTACTAGACAGGTAGCGATTGACACACAAGCTGTAACGAGAACAACTACTCGTAGACAATTATTCGATCCAATTGCTCAAGGATTTACATTACCGCTTGATGCAGGTGCAGATCCAAATAATTTCGATCCTAACACTGATGTTCCAAGAGACACTGGTTCATACATTACATCAGTAGATGTTTATCTTGGTTTTGTTGATACACGTTCACAAATGAACAGTATTACATGTCAAATTAGAAATATGGTTAATGGATATCCAGGACCGAATGTTCTAGGTACATCAACTATTACTGTATCAAAATCAAATCAGAATTTACAAAAACCAACTATTGCGACAAACTTCAGATTTGATGCTCCATGTTACTTGCAACCTCAAACAGAATATGCTATTGTACTTCTCAGCCCATCAGATACAATGACTGCATGGACTGCAAAACAAGGTGAGCAAGATGTGAATACTGGTGGTAAAATTGATAAGCAACCAAATGTTGGTGGATACTATGGTTCATTCTTTACATCACAAAACAATTCTACATGGTCAGCAGATCAAAATAGAGACTTAATGTTTAAGGCTTATAGAGCTAAATTTGCAACAGCAGATTCTGTAATTACCTTAAAAGAAAAAACAAATATGTATGCTTCACCAATTGGTCAAGCTGCTACCGGTTTAGCAATTGAAACATTTGATGATTCATACTGGATTAAAGTACATCATCCAAACCATGGAATGTATGGACCTAATGATACACACAACGTAAGAATTGTTGGTGTAGAAGCAAATGGTGTGATTGATTCGAATCCAGATTCTGAGCAAAGATTTGCTGGTGCAGATTCACTCAATGGTATTCCAATCTCACTTATTAATAATACAACATTAGCTAACCTCACTTCAACAAGTTCAGGTCTATCACATAAAGTTAAATATGCAACACAAGATTCATACTTCATTGATTTGAGTGAAGCAGATTCAGACGCAGCAATTATTGCAACAGCTCCTCAAACTGGTGGTTGGCATAAGACTGTTAAGGGTGGTAGAGGCGGTGGATTAAATGTTATAGCCACAGCCAATATTCAATTCGATTCTATCCGCTCTAATATTAGCCCAATCATATTTGACGGAACAGATGTGATTCAAAAAATTAGAGCAACAACTGGTTCTAACATTGATATTAAAGTAGCATCTAATTTATATGGATACGATCTCAATAGTATTTACTATCAAGCTCCTGGAATTAAATCATCAAGCTTTGTTGAAATTCCAACTGATGAAGTAGTTGATTTTAATTTCCCAGCTATTGTAAGAAACACATTGAATAAAACTGGTACTGGTGATTTCGAAAGTCAGCTTACTCTTAAAACTTCGAATGAATATATTTCACCAGTTATTAGACTTGATGCAGCGAGAACATTCTTTACTTTGAAAAATGCAACTGGTAATTTTGTAGATGATTCAGAAATTACTGCATTGACTACTACTTCAGTTTCTGCAACTTCAACTAGTACTGAACATAAAGAATACATTTCTTATCAAGCAGGCTTAGAAAATCAACGTGAAATCTCTG